AGAGCAGTTGTTAATGATAGCCCAGTGTCTTTCTATGCACAAGCTATTTCCAGAACCGCTAAAAAATAACTCTTATAAATAAATCATTACCAACTAACTAAACCAAGAAGGGGATAGAGAAAATGTACCTTAACGAAGAAATTCAAACAAAATGGGCTCCAGTGTTAAATCACGAAGACCTAAGTCCTATCAAAGATACGCACAAGCGTAGCGTTATCGCTACTCTGTTGGAAAACACAGAGCGCGAATTGATGACAGCAAGCAGCCAAGCTTACGGTAGCCAAAGCCTGATGGAATCTCCAGTTCCTATCAATGCTGGTGTTTCCGGTGGCGCTGGTAACATTGCAACTTTCGATCCAGTTCTAATCAGCTTGGTTCGTCGTGCAATGCCTAACCTGATTGCATATGACATCTGCGGCGTACAACCAATGACTGGCCCAACAGGCTTGATCTTTGCAATGCGTTCACAGTATGGCAATACAACATCTGCAAACGTTGCTGAAACCTTCTACAACGAAGTTAACACAGCATTTGGTACAGTTGTTACTGGTAACTCGTCTGTTGCTGGTCAAGGTCAAGTTGGTACCATTCCTGGTACAACTGGTCAAACCATTAACTTGGCTTCTACCAACACATACAACTATGCACAAGCAATGTCGACAGCACAGGCTGAAGCATTGGGTACTACGAGCAACACAGCATTCCCACAAATGGGTTTCACAATTGAGAAAGTTACTGTAACTGCTCAATCACGTGCTCTGAAAGCTGAATACACAATGGAACTGGCACAGGACTTGAAAGCAATCCATGGTCTGGATGCTGAAACAGAACTGTCCAACATTCTGACTGGTGAGATTCTTGCTGAGATCAACCGTGAAGTTGTTCGTACAATTAACGTAACAGCAGCTCAAGGTTGCTCTACAGGTACTACAACCGCTGGCGTGTTTGACTTAGACGTTGACGCAAACGGTCGTTGGTCTGTTGAGAAATTCAAGGGTCTAATGTTCCAAATCGAACGTGAAGCTAACCAAATTGCAAAAGACACACGTCGTGGTAAAGGTAACATCATCATCTGTTCTTCAGACGTAGCGTCTGCATTGCAAATGGCTGGTGTTCTTGACTACACTCCTGCTCTGAATAGCAACAACCTGCAAGTTGACGATACAGGTAACACTTTTGCTGGTGTTCTGAATGGTCGTATGAAGGTTTATATCGATCCGTACACCACAGGCAACTACATGGTTGTTGGTTACAAAGGTTCGAGCGCATTTGACGCTGGTCTGTTCTACTGCCCATACGTTCCTCTGCAAATGGTTCGTGCTGTTGATCAAGACAGCTTCGCACCAAAGATCGGCTTCAAAACCCGTTACGGCATGGTAGCAAATCCGTTTGCTCAAGGTCTGACACGTGGTGCTGGTGCTCTGGTTAAAGATAGCAACGTGTACTACCGTCGTACTATCGTTAGCAACCTGCTGTAATAATAATAATAAGACAGTGGCTTTAAAAGGGGACTTCGGTCCCCTTTTTTTATGGATAAATAGTCCAAAGGAGTTATTATGAGCGTACTAGACAATCAGCCGTTAGATCAAAGTTTCTTATCACCTCTTGGGTTTAAACTTCAAATTAAGAAGACACCTCATGTGAATTACTTTATTCAAAAAGTAACTGTTCCCGGGGTAACGCTTGGTACAGCTGATATTGACAGTCCGTTCACAAAAATTCCTTTTCCAGGAACAAAGCTAACTTTTGGTAATCTCCAAGTTACTTTTAAAGTTGATGAGAACATGAAGAACTACCTTGAAATATATTCGTGGTTAAGAGATGTTGGTTTTCCTGATAACTTTGCACAATATAGCAACATTGCTGGTCAATCTATTACTTCTGGTGCTGGTGTTTATTCGGATATTAATTTAATTGTTCTTTCAAGCGCTATGAACCCAAACATTGAATTTACGTTTTTTGATTGTTTCCCTGTTGACCTTTCTGCTCTAGAGTTTGATAGTACGTCTGCTGACGTTGACTATTTAACTGCTACTGTTACTTTTGCTAATAGAAGATTTGATGTAAAAGCATTGGTGTAACCTACAACCTATATTATGAAACTTGAAGACATTTGGGACCTCTGGGAAGCAGACGGTCATATGGACATGACAGAGCTAAGCGCTGAAAGTCTAAAGATACCTCTACTACACCACAAGTACTATAGGCTGTATATACAAGAGGGGCTCACGTTTAGGAAGTATGAGCAAGAATACAAGACTCTATACAAATTAAAGCATCAATACTACACGGGTGTGCTTGATAAAGCTACGCTCGAAGAGCGTGGTTGGGTACCCAATCCATTAAAGATTCTTAGACAGGATATGCCAGTATATATGGAAAGCGATCCTGATATCCAGCTAATTCAAGCAAAGATAGATATACAAAAGCAGAAAGTATCCTTCCTGGAGTCTGCTATTAAAACTATTGTCAATCGTGGTTTCTTAATAAAGAATGTAATTGATTGGGAAAGATTCAAGAGTGGTGCATGACAGAGATAATCCGTGTAACAAAGTTTAACGACGTACATATTAAGTTACATTGCGATAGTGGTGTAGCACAAGAAATAGGCGAGTATTTCACATTAATGTTCCGGGCGCTAAGTTTTCACCCGCATACAAAAACAAAATGTGGGATGGAAAAATTCGTTTGTTTCATTTGATGCGTCAAACTTTGTACATGGGATTGCTGGATAGTGTACACAAATTTGCAAAGGAAAGAGGTTATGAGATTGAGTATGATAATCCAAACAACTTTGCAGAAACAGAATTCTCTGTAACTGAAGCTGAGACATTTATAAAGTCACTTAACTTACCACACCAGATACGTGACTATCAATTAGAAGCTTTTATACATGCGGTAAGAAAAAGAAGAACGTTGCTTTTATCACCAACAGCATCTGGTAAGTCATTAATCATTTTTTTACTATCGGCTTTGTTTGTCAAGAAAAAAGTTCTTATTGTTGTTCCAACTTTAGGACTTGTTCACCAAATGGCATCGGACTTTGTAAGTTATGGATGTCCCGACAACCTAATACATAAAATATATGCTGGTCAAGATAAAGATACCAATGCAAACATTGTTGTAACAACATGGCAGAGTGTCTATGAGCTGCCTAAAAAATGGTTTGACCAATTTGGTGTTGTTATTGGTGATGAGGCCCATCAATTTAAAGCTAAGAGTCTTGTTGATATTATGGAAAAGTTGGTTAACTGTAAGTATCGATTTGGCTTTACAGGCACACTGGATGGTACGCTAACTAACAAGCTTGTTTTGGAAGGTTTGTTTGGCGCTGTTAAACAAGTAACAACAACTGCTAAGTTAATGGAAAACAAGACAGTAGCGGATCTAAAGATTAAAGCACTGGTGCTTAGTTATGACGATGATATGAGATCGTTCTTTGCTAAAGCAAAACCTAAATATCAAGACGAGATTACATATATAACAACCAATAATGCTCGTAATAAATTCTTAGTAAATCTTGTAAGTTCATTAAAAAACAATACATTACTGTTGTTTAATTTTGTTGATCATGGTAAAATGCTTGAGAAGTATATAAAAGAGCAAAATCCTGATAAGGATGTGTTTCTTGTATATGGATTAGTTGAGGGTGAAGAGCGTGAAGCAGTAAGAAAGTATGTTGAGGATCATAACGGCGTTATTGTTATTGCTTCATATAAAACATTCTCAACAGGGGTCAACATACAGAATCTGCATAATGTTGTGTTTGGTTCGCCTAGCAAATCTCGAATAAGAGTGCTACAATCAATAGGTAGGGGTTTAAGAACAAACGAACACAAACTAGATGCTGTGCTTTACGATGTGGCTGACGATTTATCGTGGAAGTCTTTTAAGAATCATACAATCGGACATTTTGCAGAGCGTATACAAATGTACAATCAAGAAAAGTTTGATTATAAAATTTACACAATTAAGTTAAAGGGATCAACATGACAAGCATTCTAAAACTTAGTAATGGGTTAGAAGTTGTAGGGACAATAGAGGTAGAAAATGATTACAACGTGGTAGTTAATAAACCACTACAGATTAATTATAGATATTTTCAAGGCTCTATACCTTCTGTATCATTTGTTAGGTATATTATGTTTGCTCGATCTGATGTAGTTGGTTTTTGTACACGAGATATTATGAGCATTGTAGATGCGAGAGAATCTTTTGCTGCATATTATGCAAATGTTGTTGATCAATATTATGGGGATCTTGAAAAGGTGATAGACAAAGAACTAGACAACATTACTGTATCTCCTTCAGAAAAAGGATTCCATGAAAGCATACTTGAATCAATGTCGGTGGAAGGTGCAACGGTAAACTAATATGGCAACTCATTATGTAGACAACAAACATCTGTTTGCTGTAATTGTAGAATACAAAGCATTGGTAGCAGAAGCAAAAGCTAATGATAAACCAAAACCAATAATTCCTAACTATGTTGGTGAATGTATTCTTTTAATAGCAAAACGATTATCAACAAAACCAAACTTTGTTAATTATTCTTACCGCGATGAAATGATTAGTGACGGGATAGAAAATTGCATTAGTTATTTTGATAATTTTGATCCTGATAAATCAAACAATCCTTTTGCATATTTTACACAGATTATATACTTTGCCTTTTTACGTAGGATACAGAAAGAAAAGAAGCAGACATACATTAAACATAAGACAGCAGAGAACAGTATGTTGTTTAATGAGTTAGTTGAGCAGGGTGAGGATGGTGAAATGATTTTTAACCCTCAAGACTTCGATGCTGAAAATGTTTCTGATTTTGTAAAAGCGTTTGAGATTAACATAGACAAAAAGAAAGTCAAACGTAAAAAGGGACTTGATAATTTTATTGAGGAAGATGTCATACAACAGGATATTTTATGAACCATAAAGAAGAATTTAACAAACAAATTGATATGTCACATTCATATCAGCACAATGTTTATGTCAAAACAATGACTTTTAAACAAAGTGGTCTAACATACTGTGGTCATCATCACACATATGATCATGTCACACTTGTTGCATCGGGTAAAGTCCGGGTGAAATTTGAGGCCGTTCTTGAAGGTGATTTGCCTGAAGAAGAAATGGAATATATAGGATCTTCAATGTTTGTTACAAGAAGTTATCGCAAACATGAAATCACTGCTTTAGAAGATAATACTGTTGTTTGTTGCATACATGCAATCCGTAATGTAGAAGGAGAAATTATTGTGTACGATGTACCATCGCACATTGACGATGCAAAAGAAAAACTTGCCCTTATGGCATATGACATGACGCCAGAAGAAAAATTAAAAAGTATTCTTAGAGCAGAAGAAGAAGGAACCCTTCAACCAGGAAACGCTGATCTTTTAATATGAAAAGACTAGTTAATTACATTGAGGAACACAAATGCTAGTGGCTCTTTTAGGCGACACACATATAGGTGCAAGAAACGATAGCCCTTCTTTCCATAAGTTTTTTGCTAAGTTTTATGATAATGTATTCTTTCCATATCTTGAAGCAAACAATATTACTGGTGTAATTCAATTGGGTGATGTGTTTGATAGACGTAAATATATTAATTTCAATTCGTTACACCAAGGTCGTAAATATTTGTTTGAGCCATTAAACAAATACCACACATGGATGTTGGTAGGTAATCACGATACGTATTATAAAAATACGAATGATGTTAATTCACCTTGTATGCTGCTCAAAGAATATAAAAACATCAGCCCAATAAAAAGCGTGTATGAGACATCAATCGGGGGTGTTCCTTTCCTGCTTATGCCGTGGATATGTGATGAAAATTATGAAGAATCAATGAAAGCTCTTCAACAAACAAATGCAACACACATTGTCGGTCATTTTGAGATTGATGGATTCGAAATGTACAAAGGAGCTGTACATGAAGGTGGCTTAACAAAAGACACTTTTAACAACTTTGAATCTGTATGGTCTGGCCACTTTCATCATCAATCAAAGTTAGGTAATATTCACTATCTCGGTACTCCATATGAGATGACATGGTCTGATTATGGTGATGAAAAAGGATTTCATGTATTTGATACAGACACAAGGGAGCTAACGTTTGTTCCTAATCCATATAAAATGTTTCACAAACTCCATTACGACGATACCGACAAACAAATAAGCGAGGTTGTCAATATAGATTTTAATGTGTATAGTGAGACGTTTGTTAAGTTAATTGTCCGTAATAAAACTAATCCTTATTGTTTTGATATGTTTGTAGACAAGTTAGAAAAAGCTGGCGTATATAATGTACAAGTTGTTGATGATCACTTCCACATGGACATGGAAAACGATGATGATATTATTAGCGAAGCAGAGGATACGCTAACAATTCTTAGCAAGTATGTAAATCAGTTAGATGATAGTGTCGACAAACAACCTCTTGATATACTAATGAGAGAACTCTATCAAGAAGCACTAAGTGTGGAGTAATGTTTGATATTTTTTAAAACGCTAAGGTATAAAAACCTTCTTAGCACAGGTAACGTTTTTACTGAAATAAAATTACATTCCCATAACACAACATTAATTGTTGGAGAAAATGGAGCAGGTAAGTCAACCATCCTTGATGCGCTTTCGTTTGGTTTGTTTGGCAAACCTTTTAGAAAGGTTAACAAAGGACAGCTAATCAACTCAATTAACAACAAAGCGTTAATGGTTGAGGTTGAGTTTACTGTCGGTAATAAAAATTATCTTATACAGCGTGGCGCAAAGCCAAACGTGTTTAATGTGTACCAAGATGGTATATTGATTAACAATGACGCAAGCGCTGGTGACTATCAAGAGATGCTTGATAAGCACATTTTAAAGATTAACCACAAAACATTCTCACAAATTGTAGTACTAGGTAGTGCTTCTTTTGTTCCGTTCATGCAAATGACGGCTGCTAATCGTAGAGAAGTAATTGAAGATCTTTTAGATATTCAAATCTTTACCGTAATGAACACATTGCTTAAAGATAAGATTGCTTTAAACAAAAGCACAATTACAGATGTTGATTATGTAATGCAGGGGATTGCAGAAAAGATTGATTTAGAAAAGAAGCACTTACAGGTATTACAATCAAGTAATAATGAACAGATAGCAGCTAAGCGTTTAAAGATTGCTGAGTATGAAGGTAGTATACAAGAAGCAGATAATGAAATATTAGCATATATGGAACAGCATACTATTTACCAAGATTTAGATGCTATTCAATCTTTACAGCTTAAAAAGCAGACAAAGTTAAACACGTTATATCACCAACTATGTACAAAGTCACATGATATCGATAAAGACATTTTGTTCTTTTCAACACATGATGATTGCCCAGTATGTCAACAAGGAATAGATCATGTGTTCAAAGACAGTACGGTTGAAGAAAAGAAAAATAAAAAACAAGAATTAACACTAGCAATAGAAGAGCTAGATTCAAAAATTGCTGGTATTTCAACAGCACTTCGAAATGTTGAAACATTAATTATGGAAAGAGCTGTTTGGACAGCAAACATTAATGACAGACAAAGAGATATAGTCTTTTGGCAAAGATTGATTGGTGAGATGCAGACGGATATTGACCAATTGGAGAGCACGCCTCATATTGAAAATAATACAAACAGACTGGCCGATCTAAGATTACAACTCAAAGAAAAGATTGTACAGCGCGAGGTTCTAGGTAAGCAAAAAGCTACTTTGGAGATGGCTGCTGTCCTGTTAAAGGATAGTGGAATAAAAACTAAAATTATTCGCCAATACATCCCTGTAATCAACAAATTGATTAATAAGTATCTAGCATCAATGGACTTCTTTGTCAACTTTGAGCTTGATGAGAATTTTGAAGAGAAAATTAAATCAAGGTTTCGTGATGAGTTTAGTTACGCGTCTTTTTCCGAAGGTGAAAAATCAAGACTAGATTTAGCGTTGTTGTTTACATGGAGATCAATTTCAAGATTACGCAACAGCACTAGCACTAACTTGCTTATTCTTGATGAGGTGTTTGATGGTTCGTTAGATGCTCAAGGTAACGAAGAGCTTTTAAAGATACTTGATACATTAACAGATGGTAATAATGTGTTTGTTATATCACATAAGACAGATGCATATCTTGATAAATTTAACCGAGTGTTAAAGTTTCAGAAGATTGGTAATTTTAGTACAATGAGTGAATTATGATTCTTGAACACATTAAAAGTGATGACCCTATTCTTAAACAAAAAATAGAATTGTTTGATTTTGGTAATCCACCAATGGATCCGATAGAGTTATCTGTCAACCTATATGAGACATTGATGTCTTCAAATTATGTTGGGTTATCAGCACCACAAGTTGGTTTACCATATAGGGCATTTGCTCTTCGTTCACAGCCGGGAATCGTATGTTTTAATCCACGTATTGTCGATGTTTCTGAAGAGATGGTATTATTAGACGAAGTATGTCTATCTTTTCCTGCACTTACACTTCCGATTAAGCGTCCAAAGAAAATAAAAGTTAGGTATGCTGAACCAAACAGCATTATTAAAACAGCAACGTTTGATGGAATGACGGCTCGTTATTTTTTACACGAGCTTGACCATTTAGATGGAGTGGTGTATACTGATAAAGCAAACAAGTTTCATTTGGATAGAGCTTTACGTAAACAGACACAAACTTTAAGACAAGCAAAGGCAAATAATTTATTATGAGTATAGTTATATTTGGTAAAGGTAAGGTTGGTATGGCAACAGACCTTACATTAAAAACAGAAGCTGATTTTTATGATCCACAAAAAGGATATGTTATTGAAGATTTTAGCAAATACAATATTGCTTTTATATGTGTAAGCTCGCTTGTGCATGGTCCTTACGATCATGTATCTATTGAAGATTGTTTAGAAAAGCTTCATAAATCTAATTTTACTGGTATTGTTGCTATTCGTTGTACTTTGCATCCTTCGTTTATAAAACATTGGGAATACCTTTATGCTAATCTAAAAATTGTTCACTTTCCTGAGTTTATGAAACAGGGTGATGAGGAGTATTTGGATCAACCATGGATTGTTGTTCTTGGTGGTAAACGCGAACATACAGAACGTCTTGGCAGCTGGTTAATACAGCACAAGTATGGTACAAAAGACCAATTACATTATTGTACATTAGTTGAGAGTGCTTTAATTAAGTTACATCAGAACGCTGGTCTTGCATTAAAGGTTACGTATGCAAACATGATGTATAGAGCATGTAAAGAGTATGGTGCTGACTTTGAGACTGTTCGCTTAGGAGCAACAGCAGATGCAAGAGTTGGCCCCGCACATACACAAGTACCAGGTGAGCACGGGTTTGGTTTTGGTGGACATTGTCTTCCAAAAGATGTAAGATGTCTCAATGCAACATTTCCTCAACATGGTTTTTGGAATGCGCTAATTGAAACAAATGACCATATGAGAGCGTATAATGATTACAAGTAAACCAATAGCGTATAGTGAGATATTTCATTCGATTCAGGGTGAGGGTCACTATACGGGCCGGCCAACAGCTTGGCTAAGATTTTTTCTGTTTAACCTTCAGTGTGATGGCTTCGGCCAGAAGGATCCCACAGATCCATCTACCTATATACTTCCCTATCAACAGATAGATATCTCAAGCATTAAAAAGCTAGAAGATCTTCCTGTGTGGAAGTATGGTTGTGATTCATCTTATTCGTGGTCTGCAAAGTTTAAACACTTGCAACATAAACATACTGCTGCTGATATTTGCAACCGTATTCGTCAGTCAATGTATCATCCTTCTAATCCAGAAGGAAAGTTTAATAAGATTAACGGTACAATGCAGCATATGTGCTTTACTGGTGGTGAGCCAATGATGAAGCATGCACAACACGCATCAATTGCTATTATTGATCACTTTGCAACAGAAGGCGACTTTCCGTTGTTTATGACATGGGAAACAAATGGTACTCAACCATTGACGTCGGAATTTTCTTTATACTTTGGCGAAGCATATCCAGGAGAGGTATTCTTCTCTGTATCGCCAAAGTTACATACAACATCGGGTGAGAAAGCAGAAGATGCTATCTGTCCCGATATAGTGAAGAGTTATCAGAACCTCTCACCGCATGGACAGCTAAAGTTTGTGGTCAGTGGTAAACAAGAGTCTTGGGACGAGCTCGAAACAACAATCGAGAAGTTTAGGGAAGCAGGCGTGACATATCCGGTCTGGATCATGGGTGTTGGTGCAACACTTGAGGCTCAGAAGGGAACCGAAGCAGGTTACATCGGAGAGGCTAAAATTGCTGAAGAAGCATTTAAGCGTGGTTACAACTATTCCTCAAGAGTGCATGTTCACATCTGGGGAAACACAATGGGAACATAATATATGTGGGATACAACATCTTTTGGTAATAGACCAATTCAATACAAATATACAAGCACGAAAGAGTATCACGATGCCTTTCCGTGTGCATATCGTCAATGGAGAGCAGATAGTCATTGTAACCTAATTCATGGTTACAGTTTCTCAATGCGGTTCTTCTTTGGAACCAATAATTTAGATGCACGTAATTGGTGTGCGGATTATGGTGGTCTAAAAGAACTAAAAAAGATTTTAGAAGATCAATTTGACCATACGTTGCTAGTAGCTGAGGATGATCCTGAGCTCGAAATGTACAAAGAACTCCAAGCACGCAACCTTGCTAAGCTAACAATCCTTCCTAAGCTGGGATGTGAGGGTCTTGCTGATCAACTATACAAGTTTGTTAATGGTGTGTACATTCCTGACTACTGGGGTCAAGGAGAAGCTGATCGTTTGTGGTGTTACCGTGTAGAGGTACGTGAAACACAAGCAAATATGGCCTTCCGTGAAGGTCACCGTGAATGGAAAGAAGATCTATTTGAAGATGTTCGTTAATGGCTACAACAGGTTTTAAAATGTTTGCTTGGGCACCTGATGGCATTTATGACCATCAGGAAAATCAAGTACGTTACGTTGTAAAAGATGGTTGTGTAAAAGGCCAAACTATTCTTTCAAAAAACTGGGTTGACATTGGACCACCAGATCATGTACAATCTGAATTAAAGCAACCATGGGGTACGTTTCCTGACGTGCCTCCTAAACCACCAAAGAAGTAGGAGTTATATGGAAAAGACAGACGCAGCACTGGGTGCTAAGGTACACGAACATTTAGTTCATTTTGGGCTTGAGACACCAATGAACTATAAGCAGGTTCAGGTAAAGGATGATAAAAAAATTAAAGTAATTGCAAAGCATTTTACTGCAATTATGGAGGAGCTTGGTCTTGACTTGACAGATGACTCTTTGATAGATACACCTAACCGTGTTGCAAAGATGTATGTACGTGAAATCTTTACAGGATTAAATTATGACAACTTTCCGAAATGTACCCGTATTGAGAACAAGATGGGACAGAATAACAGCTTCGTTCTTGAACGCAATGTTAATGTGCAGTCTAATTGTGAGCATCATTTCGTTGTCATTGATGGTAAAGCAACCGTTGCATACATTCCGAAAAAGACCATTCTTGGTTTATCAAAGCTAAACAGAATTGTTCAGTTTTTCTCTAAGCGTCCACAGGTACAAGAGCGTTTGACAGAGCAGATTGCTGAGACTATTTCCTACATTACAGAATCTCCTGATGTAGCTGTTTACATTGAAGGTGTTCATTACTGCGTGAAATCACGTGGTATTCAGGACGTAACGTCATCGACCATGACGTTAGCAACGCGCGGCGCTTTTGCTGAAAGCAACTCAGAATTACGTCGTGAATTTTTAAACTCTGCAAGGATGAGATAATGGCAAAAGTTTATCTCTGCCAGTTTACAGATAAGCAAACTGGCAAGTTCTTTTTTAAATTTGGACATACGTCTAAAGATGATGTGCTCGATCGATTTGATGTTAAATATGATCCTCGTTATGGAGATTTTGACATTAAAGCTATTTGTAGTATTCGTGGTGACATTAAATGGTGTCAACAAATCGAAGAAATATTTAAAGCATTATATCCAAAAAATATTTGGTTGGAAGAATATCTTGGTGATGAAAGAACGTGGGATGCGTTGTCTGGTATTACCGAGATTGTCCATTTAACAGAACAAGAGTATAATAAGGTCCGCGTTGCATTTTATAAAGTGAGAGATATACAATATGGAAAATAAAAGTTTTATATGGGTGACGTTTCAGAAAGAAGGTATACACAAGTATCCACAAGCTGCTACTGATCCAAAGCTAGCAACGGGTGATTGGCTTGATGTTAGTTTCTTAGGTACACCTCATCGCCATATCTTTCACTTCCGTGTTGAGATGGAAGTATTCCATGATGATCGTGATGTTGAATTTATTCAAGCAAAACGTATTATGGAACGTTGGTTTAGCGATGGTACACTAGCACTAGATTACAAGTCATGTGAAATGATTGCAAAGGATCTTTATGCAAAGTGTATTAGCACGTGGCCAGATCGGGACTATGTAATTGAAGTCTCAGAAGACGGTGAGAATGGTTGCCGTATGTATTTTAACAAGGTTTAATAATGATTAATTTTTGTCATATCAGTCCATCAGCTTATCTTCCTAAGTATACAAAAGATAACGGTGCTCATTTGATTCTTGCTCACCTTGTTGAAGAAGATCCCACATACAGGGACTTCTATGCAAGAATGTCAAATCGTGAATATAAGATTATGGACAATAGTGCGTTTGAGATGTTTAAACTTGGTCTACCAATGTATGAGCCAGGTAAACTAATTGAGATGGGCAACGCCTGTCAAACAGACTGTATTGTTCTTTCTGACTATCCCAAGCAGCCTTCATATGTAACTGTCAATGCAGCAAAGAAACTGATTCCTGAATTTAAAGCGAATGGATTTGATACATTCTTTGTTCCTCAAAGTGAACTAGGTGACATGCATGATCTGGTCAATGCTATTGAGTGGGCATTGCACAATCCAGATATTAATTTGATTGGTCTTTCCATTCTGTCTACACCAATTGCTTGTGGTGTTGATGAAACAACTTTTGAGGGTGGTAAACGTAGTGATGCATATAAGATGCAACGTTACCTTTCGCGTCTTGCAGTATTTCGTGAATTGGAAAAACGTAACTTGCTTACTAGCTTAGCAAAGAAGCGGTTCCATTGTCTTGGTATGGTTGATGGTCCAAAAGAGATTGACTTGTTACGTGAATATCACGAGTTTATTTTTACATGGGATTCAAGTGCTGCTGTTTGGGCTGGTATCAACGGTATTCGTTTTGATAATTCGCCAACAGGGGTAATGAATGGTAAATTTGAAAAAGAAGTTGACTTTCACCACAAAGAAGAGCATAATACATTAGCCGTTTACGACAACATTAATTATATCAATTCTCTTTGTGGATAAAATGAAACTGAAGGTTATAGCATTGACTGGACCCAAGGGATCCGGTAAGGATACTGTTGGACAATTAATCAAGCAGTATTTTATTGCACCTGGTTGGAGTGCTCATACAATTGCTTTTGCCGATCCAATTAAGACAGTGGTTAGGGATTTGTTTGTATTTGAGACAATGCAAGAGTATGATGATTTCAAGAGAACTACTTGTAATTTCAGTTTACCTAAAACAATAACAAGAGACATGCAGCTTTACCAAGTCGAAGGTAGACATCTTGTTCGTGAGATTGGTATGCTAATGCGTAAATATGATGACAAGCAATTTACCAAGTATGTTGTTGATGAAATTGAATATCGTCCCGACGATGTTTGGGTTGTAACGGATTTACGTTTTGATAATGAGTGGTTAGTGCTTAAACAGTTAGGTGCTAAGGTAATTAACATTAAGCGACCTAATTATGAATTTGATGGACATATTACAGAGCGTGGGTTTAATGAGAGCCTTGTTGACTATAAACTGCTAAATGATGGAGACTTGGCGTATCTTAAAACAAGAGTTAATAGTATTATGGATAGTATTATGAAGGAGTGGGTATGAAGCATATTATGGGGCCTGAAAGTAGATCAACGCTATCTAATGTTCAGGAAGGTGATGTTCAACCTAATGCTGTTGATCTTAGACTAGGCAAAGTCTTTAAAATGTCACAATCAACATTTATAATTGATGAGAAACAAAAGGTACATCGGGGTTCGTATGAGATGAAAGCCGATCCTCTTGGCTATTACAATCTACCAGAAGGCCATTACGAAGTAGTGATGGAAAATATGATTGTAGTAGGTGATAATGAAGCTGGATGGGTTATTACAAGGTCTACATTAAACCGTAACGGCGTGTTCCTTACATCGGGGCTCTATGACTCTGGTTATGACGGTGTAATGGCGGGTGTAATGCATGTTACGTGTGGCCCTATGCGTATTCAAAAGGGTACCCGTATTGGTCAATACCTTTGCTTTAATGCAGAAGCATTGCACAAGTATGAAGGTAGCTATGGTCGTGGTAAACAACACGATATCAAATACCAAACCGAAGCATACAATGCACAGCAAGATCTAAAGGCTCTTGGCATTGATGTTGATCCAGCACTTGAAGTAGAAAAACCACCAGAACCCATTAAACGTAAACCAGGCCGTCCATTTGGGACAACAAAGAAATAAACCAACCTTAAAGAAAGAACTATATGTCATTTGAAATTAAAGTACCTATTGGCGAATTGCAGAAAAAGAAACTATTTGTAGCAACACCAATGTATGGTGGTGCTTGTGCAGGTATGTACACGCGTTCTATTGCTGATTTAGCCGCTATTTGTGCTAAGTATGAGATCCCTCTTCAGCTCTATTACTTGTTTAATGAGTCGTTGATTACTCGTGCACGTAACTATTGCGTAGATGAGTTTTTACGTAGCGATGCAACACACTTGATGTTTATCGATAGCGATATTGGTTTTAACCCACAAGACGTTATTGCATTACTTGCTCTGCAAACTGATGAGAGTGAATATGACATTATCGGTGGTCCATATCCTAAGAAATGCATTAGCTGGGAAAAGATCAAGATTGCTGTTGACAAAGGCTTTGCTGATGAGGATCCTAACAACCTTGAGAAGTTTGTTGGCGACTATGTGTTTAACCCTAAAGGTGGCGCAAAAGAGATCCCAATCAACCAACCAGTTGAGGTTATGGAGCTTGGTACTGGCTTTATGATGATTCGTCGCAAGACGTTTGATGTGTACAAAGAAGCATATCCTCACCTTTCTTACAAACCAGATCATGTGCGTACTGCAGCGTTTGATGGTTCGCGTGAGATCCATGCATACTTTGACTGTATCATTGATCCAGTAAGCAAACGTTATTTGTCTGAAGACTATATGTTCTGCTACAACACAGAAAAAGCTGGTATGAAGGTTTGGCTGTGCCCATGGATGAGTATGCAACACGTTGGTAGCTACAACTTTGGTGGTAGTCTTGCTGACTTGGCTGCAATTGGTGCACCAGCAACAGCTGATGCAGGTATGCTTCAAAAAGGTAAAAAGAAATGAAATTAGAAACACGCACGATGCAGATTTTGAAAAACTTTGCATTGATTAATCCATCGATGCTGTTTCGTGAGGGTAATGTGCAGTCTTCAATAGCTGCACAGAAAACCATTCTTGCGAGAACTACATTGAAGGAATCTTTTCCTCAAGAGTTTGCTATCTTTGACCTATCTCGTTTCATTGGAATGCTTTCTCTGTTTACAGAACCTGAGCTTGAATTCAGCGACACAAGAGTAATGGTAAGTCAGGGTAGGCAAAAAGTGGAATATACTTTTGCTGATCCTGAGCTTGTTGTTGCGGCGCCAGCAAAGACACCTAATGTTGTAGATCCTGAAGTTGAATTTACATTAACAGCAGAGTGCCTGCAATCGACTATGAGTGCCTATGGTGCTTTGCAGTCTACACACATTATTGTGCAAGGTAATGGTGAAACAATTACTGTGGGAGTAGGCAAACCAACAGATCCAACAAGCGATACATTTAAGATCGAAGTTGGTCAAACACAACATATGTTTAAATTTGCTTTTAAGGCTGAGCACGTTAAGATCTTGCAAGGTGAATACCAAGTACAAATTTCATCAAAATGGATTTCACATTTTAAAGGAGTTGATGTAGAATATTGGATTATGGCTGATACCAACCATTCTAACTTTGGTGCTTAATATAAATGAGAGAAGACTTCCTCTGGGTGGAGAAATACCGCCCACACACTATAGCTGACACTGTACTCCCACCCAACCTTCAAGCAACGTTCCAACAATTTGTCAATGACCAGAGTATTCCTAATTTGTTGCTTACTGGCCGCGCTGGTGTTGGTAAAACCACTGTGGCTCGTGCTATGCTCGATCAGTTGGGTGCTGATTACATTGTTATTAACGGCAGTATGCATGGTAATATCGATACTTTACGTACTGATATCCTTAACTTTGCTTCCACTGTTAGTTTTACTGGTGGTCGTAAGTATGTTATTTTAGATGAGGCTGATTACCTAAATCCCAATAGCACTCAGCCAGCTCTTCGTAACTTTATGGAAGAGTATAGTAGGAACTGTGGTTTCATTCTTACATGCAACTTTAAAAATAAGCTGATAGATCCTTTGATCTCTCGTTGTAGTGTTATTGAATTTTCTATTCCAAAAGAAGATAAGCCAAAGCTAGCAATGCGCTTTTACAAGCGTGTGATTGAGATCTTAAAGAAGGAAAACGTTGAAGCCGAACCCAAGGCTGTTGCTGGTGTTATTGAGAAGCACTTTCCTGATTGGAGACGTGTACTTAATGAGCTGCAACGATATTCAGCGACAGGAAAGATTGATGTAGGCATTCTTACCAATCTGCAAGAAGATTCGTTTAAGCAATTGGTCGGCTTCTTAAAGAACAAAGAGTTTTCTAATGTCCGTAAATGGGTTGGTGAAAACTCCGATGTTGATACCACTACATTCTTTCGTAAGTTCTATGATCAAGCAAGCGACTTAATGGATTCACCTTCCATTGCTCAGCTTGTTCTAATCCTTGCAAAGTATCAATATCAATCAGCATTTGTTGCTGACCATGAGATCAACATACTGCATGTATGACGGAGGTAATGGTGGAGTGTACGTTCAAATGAAGAAGCTTACCAGAGAAGAAGTAAAACAGCGAATGATGGAGCTTATGGAACCGATTGATAAGCAGATCTTAATGTGTGATAACGATGAAGATTTGCTTATGATAGCATGTGTCATGTTACAACGGACACAAACCATATACACAGCAATTCTTGGTGAAAATGGTGCTCGTTTAATGTTTGAGGATCTGTTTTGAGTCCATTTGATTTTGTTAACAGCATAACAACCAACAAAAAACCCTTAATGTCAGGTACGGAGAATGATGAGCTTGCTGAGAGCTCATATGTACCGTTTGTTGTTAATAAGGCTCTTTCTTACTTTCCTGATACAATCCTTCATGCCAATGAAATGAACCGGTATGCCGGCGCTGATAACAAGCTACAATTCTCTTATCTTCTAAATAGTACTCGACCCGCAAAAAGGTTTGCAAAATGGGTGAAGCGTGAGAATCTAGAAGATGTAGAATTGGTGAAACAATTTTATAATTATAATACAGAGAAAGCAGTACAAGTACTTTCTATTCTCACGTCAGACAATTTGCACTACATAAAACAAAAATTAGAACGTGGTGGAAACAATGACAACTCTAGAATCCCTGGTAGAGGTGAAGCTAAAGACAGATGAAGATTTTTTGAAAGTTCGTGAAACACTTTCAAGGATAGGTGTTGCTTCAAAAAAAGAAAGGATACTATATCAATCCTGCCATATCCTTCATAAACAAGGATTGTACTATATTGTACATTTTAAAGAATTGTTTGGTTTAGATGGAAAGCCATCTAACTTTTCTGAAGAAGATGTTGCCCGCCGTAACACAATTGCTAACCTAATTGCCGAATGGGGTTTAGTAATACTTGTTGATACAAATAAGACCAAAGAGCCCATTGCGGCAATGTCTCAGATTAAAATCATACCATTTAAAGAAAAGAATGAATGGGAATTGATTACCAAATATAGCATTGGTAGGAAGTCATAAATGCACTTCAACATCATTGTAACTTTTAATGATGTTCTGTTTTTATTGGCCTGTATCCCTCTTGTAGCAATATTCTGGGTAATGTTTAAAGATTGGGTAAAAGATAGACATAGACATTAACCGCCCGATGTCACAGCCTTTGCTAATTCTTCTTTCTGCTTTTGTTCTCTTTCATTTTGTTGCTGTCTAAGTACTTTCTGCCTTGCTAATACCTTTGCTTCATATGCTTTTTGCTCTTCAGCCATACTATAAAACTGTACGCCTATCATAATAAATGCAGATATAACAATTCCAAATGCTAGTGTATACAATGTCATCATGAAATACTTAGCCATTTTTTCTTTATGTGCTTGTTTGGCTTTTGCTATTGCTTCCTCGCCTTCGCGCTTTTCTTTCATTAGCCTTGTACGTTCAGCAATCATATCTTGCCATATTTGAGGCTTACCCAATTGCCAGTATATCATGTCCTTCAAAGCTCTTTCATCTTCACGCAGTTGATTACTGTGCATAGCAAACTCAAGCGCTTGGCGACTAAGCTGAGCGTCAGTTTTTCCAATAGATTCGTGTTTGGCCTTAATACTAGCCATATGAACTTGATCAGCAGACTCAAAAAAATGTCCCACTTGCCCAATAATGCTGTTAACATCTTTACCCATAGCAATTGCTTGCTTAATGCCACTAATTGCTGACTGTGCTGCTGAAAAAGCAAGACTTATAGTAATTGGATCCATTATTTTTTCTCAGGCCAGTAAAGAACAAATGTCCAACGACATACTTTACCATTCTCAACAAACTCGTTTGCACCGTACGTTTTTCTACCGTCCTCACAAACCTTTTCAAGTTTCTGCCAGTGCTTATAATTCTGCGGCGGTGATATTAGTTGATCGCTTGTTGCTGGTATACTAACCAGTACAACAATACAAAGTAGTATAACTATTAGTTTTATTAATCTCATCTTTGTGACAAATTATTGATTTACATCACAAAAACATGCTATTAAGGGCTATTTATAACCGTTGACTTTTTTTTGAACTTTTTGTATAATAGCCAAATGATTACACACCTCGAAATAAAAGACGGCTATGCTTTTTTTGATCAAGAACAAAAAATTGCAGAAGGCGTATTTGACGATAACCAATTTCATTTGTTATATGGAGAACAATTGCTTGCGTTTAACAATGCTATGCAAGCAATGGTACATCTCCGTTCTATTTACGAACCAAAAGATGTGTCTCCTAAAATACTTGAACTGTTTACCAAACCAGCTCGTTTGATAGACAATATGTCACGTTGGAAAAATAACCCAGCTCTTATTGATATGCCTAAGGAAGTATTCTATGCCAATTTACCTCGTTGATACCATTAGCACATTCCGCCTTCGTTATGCTGTTGAGGCTAAAAGCCTTGAGCACGCATATGATGAGATTGTAATGAATGAAGCAAACCACCAATTAGACGACCTTACTCAAAAACACTTGGGTGAACAAATTATTGAAGGCCGTGAAGTTACGCTAGGTGAATTTAACAAATACATTGCAGAACTGAGAGACAACAAAGACGAGATGTCCTCTCACTGGATGGGTGAGAAAATGATTCACAAAGTTAATTACGATGAATAATTGGGACTATCGTTTTTTTGATCTAGCAGCCCATGTCGCTACGTGGTCAAAAGACCCATCAACACAAGTAGGCGCTGCTATTGTTAATGACGATAGACAAGTACTAGGACTTGGATATAACGGTTTTCCTCGTGGTGTTGAGGATCATGTACATCGATATAACGATAGACCAACAAAGCTATTGTTTGTTGCTCATGCAGAGCGTAATGCTTTAGATAATGCAGCAGATGTGAAAGGTGCTACTCTTTACAGTACTTTATTTCCTTGTACGGATTGCGCAAAAGGAATTATACAGCGCGGCATCAAACGTGTAGTAACAACAAGGCCCTCTCCTACTCAGTATCAAAGATTTAACTGCGATATTTCAGCAATGATGTTTAAGGAAGCTGGTGTTGAGCTAAATTTGATATAAATACTTTCATGTCATATTCAACAACTGTTCTCGATCACTACGAAAATCCACGCAATGTTGGAAGTTTTGACAAAGACGAGCTAGGTGTAGGGACAGGAATGGTTGGTGCACCAGCTTGTGGTGACGTAATGAAATTGCAAATAAAAGTGGATGATAATGGTTTTATTAGAGATGCTCGTTTCAAGACATATGGATGTGGTTCAGCAATCGCCAGCTCGTCGTTGGTTACAGAGTGGGTTAAGGGTATGCATATTAATGATGCTGCTAACATCAAAAACTCACAAATTGCAAAAGAGCTAGCTCTCCCTCCAGTTAAGATACATTGTTCAATCCTAGCAGAAGATGCTATAAAGGCAGCAATCCATGATTACAGTAACAGATGCTGCAAAGTCTAAAATATTAGACATATTAATTGAAGAAGACGATCCCGAGGCTTGTCTTAGAACATTTGTTCAAGGTGGAGGCTGCTCAGGATTTAATTATGGTTTTACGTTAGATCATGTAAAGAATGAAGATGACTTTGAAATACCGCTTGATAATTTTAAACTACTAATAGATGCTATTAGTATGCAATACCTAACAGGCGCTATTATTGACTACAAAGGTTCCTTTATGTCAAAGGAATTTATTATAACAAATCCAAATGCTAAGCATACTTGTGGGTGTGGTAGCTCATTTGCTGTATAAATAAAAAAGCAGGAATCGGTGAGGCCTGTATAATCCAGACGCCGGCCTATGCCTTCGGGGTAGGCTTTATTTAAAACTCGCTTAATAGGAGAAACTATATGTTTTATTCAAACATGGCTATTGATTCCATTCAAAACGCCAAAATTAACTTCCTCAAACAAACAGTTAAGGAAGAATCCCTTCTTAAACCTTTAGTTGATTTTGTCGAGGCACAGCGTGTCTTTACAAAGCAAATTGGTAAGTCTGCCAATGACGTCATGTCTATTGCTACAGAAACTTTTGCAAATGCAATTACAGGTATTACAAAAAAGGGAGATTAATATGACATTCACACTAGGAAACATTGGCTTTGGTCCTGGATTCAAAGACTTTGAAAAAATCTTTGTTGGTTTTGATGAGCAACATGCTAGAATGGCAAAAATTCATGAAGATCTAACAAAAAACATTCCCAATTATCCACCATACAACATTAAAAAAACAGGTGATACCACATATGTGATTGAGCTTGCTGTTGCTGGTTTTGCCAAACAAGACATTGAGATTGAATTGGCAGATGGTAAGATGTTAATTAAAGGTAACACGCAAACCGATGAATCGAATGAAAATTTCCTTTTCAAAGGGATTGCTGCACGTAATTTCACTCGTACATTTGCACTTGATGATCAAATTGAGATTCAAGATGCTGAGTTAATGAACGGTATGCTTAAAGTGTTTTTGGAACGTATCATTCCTGAACATAAAAAGCCAAAGAAGATTGAAGTAAAAGAGGCCGGAGCTAAAAAGCAAAAAGCCGCAAGACCAATGGGTGAGCTGTTAGTCGAAGAAGACGCGCGCAACCTGTAAACCAGGCAGCCAGCATCCAAAAAGTGCTGGCTTTTATTTTCTTTAAAACACATATGGGTAAAAACATGCATAACGTAGAACCATTGGTAAAATTTAGTGACTTTATACCAAGCTTCAATACATTTAGCACTTGGCTTGATGATATGTTTACAGCAAGCTATAGAAAAGAGATTGATGATTATCTTGCAACGTCTGTTGATATATACGACCTTGAACGCAAGATGCAAAATCTTTATCGCCGCGGGATAGTGTAACAGTTGTTTTTGTTGGGTGCTTGATATATAATGTCTGATTGATGAGGCATTGCACAACATGAAATTTTACACACACGTAGGACGTCAACATAACAATTTATTTGTTCGTGGCTACGAAGATGGCAAACGATTTCAAGATCAAATTGAATATCAACCATACATATTTGTTAACACACCAGTTGAGTCTGACTTCAAGAGTCTTAACGGTGTAAATGTAAGGAAGTTCTATCCTGGTAACATGAGGGATACGAACGAATTTATTGAAAAACACAAAACCGTTAAGGGACATACAGCATTTGGTATTCAGGCTTTTGAATACCAGTACATCAACGATACCTTCCCTGGTGAGATTGAATATGACCCAGATTTGATATCTGTAGTTACGCTCGATATTGAGACCGACTCTGAAGGTGGTTTTCCGAACATTAAGACAGCCAATAAGGCATTAACGGCTATTACACTTCGTAAGAACGCTCGTGCTATTACGTTTGGAATGCAACCATACACGCCCGAACTTGATTATGTAACATATGTGCAGTGCAATAATGAGCGTGATATGCTTATGCGGTTCATTGATGTGTGGCGCAGTCCCGATTGGCTGCCAGATGTAATTACTGGTTGGAATGTAGAGTTCTTTGACATGCAGTATCTTATTAACCGTATCACAAGGTTGTTTGACGAGAAAACTGCAAAACGTTTATCGCCATGGGATCGGTTTGAAAAACGTATTGATCCTAGTTCGAGAAAGATAGGTAAAAAAGAGATACTAGAGCCGGAGTATTTCAACGTTCCGTTAGGAATTACAATTCTCGATTACATGCAACTATATAAGAAGTTTTCTTTTCAAAACCAAGAGAGCTTTAAATTAGATCATATTGCTTTTGTTGAGCTTGGTGAACGTAAACTGGACTTCTCATCACTTGGATTTGAAACGCTTGATGAGTTTTATAAAGGTGACTTTAAGAACTACATTAACTACAACATCCGTGACGTGGACTTGGTATATCAGCTCGATCAGAAGATGAAACTGATTGAGCAGGTGTATGCTATTGCATATGATGGTAAAGTTAATCTTATTGATAGTCTGACAACTGTAAGTATGTGGGATATTATTATCCACAACTATTTGATGTCCAAGGGTATTGTTGTACATTTGAAAGAGGTTGGTGATAAACCAAGGCAGATCGAAGGAGCTTATGTTAAAGATCCTCAATGTGGCTTACATAAATGGGTTGCATCCTTTGACTTAAACAGTCTGTATCCTCACTTGATGATGCAGTATAACATCTCGCCAGAGACGTTACGTGGTCAGATGTTGGAGTATGATCTTGCTGTCACAAAGACTAGCGTTGATATGTTTCTTGATGGAGACATTGACCGTACTCGATCGGAGGAAGAACGTAAGCAAATTTATCAAAACATAAAGACGGAGGTATATGGTTTCATTGATCCTGACGAGATTAAGAAGATCGAGATGAACACCGAATACTGTCTAAAGTTTGAAACAGTACGTGAGGTGCTTGATAAGCACAATTTGACTATTACACCAACAGGGTGTATGTTTGATAAATCATATCGTGGCTTTCTTCCTACACTAATGGAAACGATGTACAACGACCGGGTTGTATGGAAGAAAAGAATGATTGCTGCAAAGCAAGATTACGAGAAGACGCCTACGAAAGCTTTGCGTAATGAGATTGCACGTTGCCATAATATGCAGCTTGCTAAAAAGATTCAGATGAATTCTGTTTATGGTGCTATCTCCAATCAATTCTTTCGTTGGTTTGATAATAGGCTTGCCGAATCGATTACAAAGTCTGGTCAGCTTTCTATTCGTTGGATGGAGAGAAGGATTAATGTTTATTTAAACAAGTTATTAAAAACAACAGATCATGATTACGTTATTGCAATTGATACAGATTCGATGTATATTAAGCTCGATGGGCTTGTGGAAAAGGTATATGGTCCTGCTGTTGACACAATGGATCAAAAGCAAATTGTTGACTTTTTAGATAAGACGTGTTCGAATATTATTGAGCCATTTATCGATAAGGGATATGAGGAGCTTGCTGTATATACAAATGCGTATGAACAGAAGATGAAGATGAAGCGTGAGGCAATTGCCAATAAAGGCATTTGGACCGGTAAGAAGCACTACATCCTCAATGTGTGGGATCTCGAGGGTGTTAGGTACGATAAACCCAAACTAAAGATACAAGGTATTGAAGCTGTTCGCTCATCTACTCCAGCAGCGTGTCGAGATAACATTAAGGGCGCACTTTCTGTTATTATGAATGAGGATGAAAAGGCATTACAGGATTATATTAAGAAGTTCCGTCAGGAGTTTAAGACATTGCCTTTTGAGGACGTTGCTTTTCCGAGAAGTGTGCGTGGTTTACAGAAAGGAGATATTCGTGATAAGGAAGGCAACCTTGTACAAAAATCCTACAATACAGGATCACTAAACTTTGAAAAGGGTACACCTATTCATGTCAAAGGATCATTGATATATAATCATTTGATCAAGATGAAAAAGCTTGAGTCTAAATATCTTCCTATTGGTGATGGTGAAAAAATTAAGTTTTGTTATTTGCTTGATTCCTCTCCTTTACCTACCAATGTGATAGCTGCACCTAATAAGCTACCAAAGGAATTGAACATGGAGAGGTACCTCGATTACACGACACAATTTGATAAATCGTTTGTTGAGCCTTTACGCACAATCCTTGACGCGATTGGTTGGAAAGAGGGCGACGATCAGGTAACGCTTGATTCATTTTTCTAAGGACATACATGCAAGAAATAGATGACGACTTTGGGTTTACGATTGTTGACCAGACAGAACTAACATCTGGTCAGGACGCGTTGACTTTACAACTACAGCAACTGTATAATGCAATCATACCCTTGCTTAAAAACTTAAAAGCCAATCCCGATAAAGATACAATAGTGTGGCCCAACAGGGCTGTAAAAATTGACGAATTTAAAACCAAAATTGATAAAATTGTTGGTGACATAATTACAAAGAAAAAAATATGAGAGTAATAACCGATTTTCCAATTGCATATGAAAGCTATGATCACATTGAACCTAAAGGGACAATGATGGATAATACACACCACAAACCCTTTGTTGATAGAGTCAATGAAATCGCCGATGGAAATAAAATTAAGTTTGCTGACTTGGGTTGTTCGGGTGGTGGCCTTGTAAAAGATTTTATTGATGATGGGCACGATGCTATTGGTATTGAAGGTAGTGATCATTCACAACGAAACAAAAGAGCTGAGTGGGCCACAATTCCTGATAACCTTTTTACAGCCGACATAACAAAACCATTTTTTATTACCGATGAAAGTAACGGTACGGGATTGTGTGATATTGTTACAGCTTGGGATGTACTTGAGCATATCCATGAGAATGATCTTGGTGTTTTAATTACTAACATTAGAAATAGTTTAAAGACAAACGGGTTATTTGTTGCAAGCGTTGCAACTTTTGAAGATCATCCACACCATGTGACTCTTAAAGAAAAAGATTGGTGGATTTCTTTGTTTAAAAGATATAAAATGTTAGATGCTGGTCCTAATTTCTTTGGATTACAGCATATGGTAAGGGAGTCATCTTTTTATCTTGTTTTAAAAAAGGTTTAATATGAGAGATTTTGAAACCCATCCTCGAGGAACAGCAGAAGAGATTAAATTGTCTCGTGTTCTTTACAATAAAATTGATCAGCTGACCGAACAATGGGGTGAAGGTATTATTCCACCAGATATTTTAAGAGCACATGATGCTCTAACACAATGTTATATGAGAAATATGGAAAAGGAAAAACAATGAGTGATTTTTTAAGAATGATGGTAAAGGAGTTGAAGGATGAAGATACTTCTATGGCCGATGACGGCATTGGTAGCGCTGAGTTTGGGGGGTTTATTGATACTGGCAGCTACGCTCTCAATGCTGTTCTCTCAGGTAGCATCTATGGCGGCGTACCTGATAATAAAGTTACTGCTTTTGCAGGAGAGTCCGCTACTGGTAAAACTTTTTTCGTTCTTGGGATCGTCCGATCCTTCCTTGCAAAAAACCCAACCGGAGGAGTAGTTTACTACGATACGGAAGCAGCAATCACCAAGACAATGATGGCAGATCGTGGTATCGATACATCACGAGTTATTATTGCTGAGCCTGATACGATTCAGAAGTTTAAGACACATGCATTAAAGATGTGTGAGGCATATGAGAAACAACCAGTAGACAAACGTCCACCAATGATGTTTGTCCTTGATAGTCTTGGTATGCTTTCTACTTCCAAGGAGATGGAAGATAGCTTAGAAGGCAAAGATACAAGAGACATGACAAAATCCCAGATTATTAAAGCAGTATTCCGAGTGTTGACTTTAAAGCTAGCAAAGGTTAAAATACCACTGTTAGTTACCAATCACGTTTATGAAGTCGTCGGCTCATACGTGCCTACAAAGGAGATATCAGGTGGTTCAGGTCTCAAATACGCAGCTAGCACGATTGCTATGCTCTCCAAACGGAAAGACAAAGACGGTACCGAAGTTATCGGAAACATCGTTAAAGTCAAAATGCATAAGTCAAGACTATCCAAGGAAAATAGTCAGATCGAAGTGTTACTTAGTTACGCGACAGGACTTGATAGATACTACGGTCTCTTAGAGCTTGCAGAGAAGTATCAGATATTTAAGAAGGTATCGACTCGATATGAATTGCCAAATGGTAAGACAGCGTTTGGTAAAAACATAAACGAAAACCCAGAACAATACTATACAGAGGATGTGTTGGCCTTAATTGAGAGTGCAGCACATAAAGAATTTAAATATGGAGTAAATGATGAGTAATGAAGTAGTAACAACAGAACGACCAGAAATGCAGCCAAACGTAATTAACTATAATCCCATATTTCCTATTCTTACAGGTAATGTTCTTTTAGACCTTCCCATAACAAATATGGAAGAAGATATTCTCAAGTTTGTTAATAACCAAAGTAATTGTCCTGGAGGATACAGCTCGCTTTTTAGCAGCCAGAGTATTGAAAATGTACAGGGTGTTAGTGCACTGCGCGATGCAATTTATGGTATTTCATGTGCGTTTGGCCGCGAATTAAAATATGAAATTAACTATGATAAAAGTTTTATAAATGTTTGGTTTGATGTAATGCGTCGTAGCAACTATCATGTTGCACATAATCAGCCAAGAAGTGTATTTACTGGAACGTTTATTGTTAGGTAAGATCAAAAAATGAGTCCATTAGTATTAATTAATCCTAACGCATGTAATAGAATGCATGACCCCTTTATTCGTAATGAAGATTTAGGTCCTTTTACAGCAGATGCTATCACTATTGAACCAATGGTTAACATGTTGCATATTTGGCCATCATGGGTACAATACCAAATGCCTGAAATGACAGAACCAGGTCCACGTATTTCTTTTGGTTTTACTATTGATTTCTTGCCACCAGGAGCTTAAATGGTTGAGGATTTAGTCCTTTCAAGCCTATTGTTTAACGAAGGATATGGCCGCAAGGTCATTCCTTTTTTACGGGCTGAGTATTTTCATAATAAGATTGATCGTGTTATTTTTAACACAGTTGATGAGTATGTCAAACAATATAATTCCTTTCCATCTCAGACAGCACTAGCTGTTGATGTGCAAAATGCAAAAGGTTTGTCTGAAGACGAATTTAAACTAGTTAAAGAAAAATTAGAAGGGTACATTCAGCAGTCAGGCGAACTACAATGGCTTGTTGACCAGACAGAGAAGTTTTGTAAAGACAAAGCAATCTACAACGCTATTTCCGAATCAATTAAAATTATTGATGATAAGTCAGGTAAAATGTCACAAGGTGGAATACCTGCTTTACTTGAATCGGCTTTGGCTGTTTCTTTTGATACACATATTGGACACGACTTCATTGAGAATGCAGATGAGCGGTATGACTTCTATCATAGAAAAGAAGAGCGAATTCCTTTTGACCTCAATTATTTAAACAAGATTACAAAAGACGGACTACCAAGAAAGACTCTTAATGTTATCTTGGCAGGTACGGGTGTAGGTAAGTCTCTAGCTATGTGTCACTTTGCTGCACATCATCTTACCATTGGTAAGAACGTTTTATATATTACAATGGAGATGGCAGAAGAACGGATTGCTGAACGTATTGATGCCAACCTTCTCAATACACCACTAGATCAAATTGAGTTGCTGCCTCGTGATGTGTATACAAAAAGGATAGACAAGCTAAAAGAAAAGACGCTTGGTAAGCTAATTATTAAGGAGTACCCAACATCATCTGCCGGGTCTTCGAACTTTAGACATCTGCTTAATGAGCTGCGTTTGAAAAAGAAGTTTATACCCGATATCATCTATATTGACTACCTAAACATCTGCTCTTCTAGTAGACTAAAGCAAGGCGCGAATGTTAACTCATATACTTACATTAAATCGATTGCTGAGGAGCTTCGAGGGCTAGCTGTTGAGTTTAATTTGCCAATTGTATCGGCAACACAGACAACGCGGTCTGGTTTCACAAATAGTGATGTTGGGTTAGAAGACACATCAGAGTCGTTTGGTCTACCAGCAACCGTTGACTTTATGATAGCAATGGTATCGACTGACGAACTACAGCAGTTGAACCAAATTATGTTTAAACAGCTAAAGAACAGGTATGCCGACCTAAATAAGATGAAAAGGTTTGTTATTGGCGTTGATAAATCAAAGATGAAGCTGTATGATGTAGAGCAGTCAGCTCAGACCGATATCGTAGACGATACACCTCTTTACGATAAATCTACAAACAGCAAATTTACAAAAGATACATTTAAAGGGTTCAGTTAATGATTCTTATAAAGTTACTAATATGGATGCTCGTTTATCCTTTAATGTTTGCCAGTTTCTTAATGGGAAGTATGTTTGGTTGGATGGTGTTTCTTTTCAATTCTCCTGTTGATATCTGGAATATTATTAGCAATGGTGTTGACGAGGCTTCCATGCAATGAACATAAAAGTCATTGGATGCAAAGATAATTCACTAAAGCGACAGCTGTACAAAGCAACACGCTTTTTTGGTAGTATGATTATGTCACCACAAATGCTTCCCAACATAGACATTGAAATTGTTATGAGAACAACGATAACAGATCTTGGTAATTGTGAAGTTACATATTACAACGATTGGTATAAAGCAAGACAATTTGAAATTAAATTACGCAGACACCGTAGTCTCAAAACAACTCTGACAACATTAGCACATGAAATGATACATGTCAAACAATTTGCTAAAGGGGAATTGAACATAAAAGGAACAAAGTGGTGCGGTCAGCTTGTAGATGATAGTGTAATCCCTTATGAGGATTTACCATGGGAAGAAGAAGCAAGATTTTTAGAAAAATTTTTATATGATGCCTACATTGATTCGACAAAAAAACATTGACATACAATGGAGAGGAAAGATAGGATATGGCGATATCGTTTCTCCAATTTGTTATGCTCACAATATATCGTTTAAGTTACAAACATCGGTTAACTTAACTTTTCGTTGGGCCCAAGGACCTCAACAAAAGATAGAGCAATCTGATCCCGAACCTTTATGGATGAGGGCAAAGCATATTAATGACTTGTGTAAAAAGGAAGGCACACAAGTTAATGTAACACATAGTTTTAATCATCCGCTTAACATTAACCATACCAACTATGATTGGGAAGTTGTTGGGCGCGATGTGTATCATAATTATTGGATGCCCAATAAAACCCATAAAACATAACATAACACGATTGTTGTTAATAGTACGTTGCGTAATACAATGACGCTTAAACAGTATGGTAAAGAATGGAAAGATCCACTAGAAGGATTGTGGAACGAGGTAATAGATCAACTATCAAATACGTATGTTGTACGTGTTGTTGACTATCGTACGCCAATAGAAAAACTAATTGGGCTGTTGCAGACATCACGTGGTTTTATTGGGTATCACGGAACAGCAGCTTGGCCTGCTAAGTTTATGCATACACCATCCATTCTTTTTGCTGATGGTGGTAAATTGACGCAAAATGGTTTTCCATATGCTCATATTGAAAAAACTAAAGATGCTCTGAATTCTGTATTACAAAATCCTGAAGAATATTTTGTGCGTAGTGAAAACAACATAAAATTATTTACAGAACTGTACCCAGAGTATATGCCCAGTCAAAGCTTTCAACAACATTTGAAATATGATGTTTAATGTGTATATCGGTTATGATCAAAGAGAGGATATTGCAGCACAGGTTTGCAGATATTCTATTCTTCAACGTACCGATAAATTGCTGCCTCCTAATGTACATTTTTTGAAGAGCCAAGAGCTTCCGGAGTATGTGAGAGAACGAGAACTTAAACAATCAACAGATTTTACGTATACACGATTTATAATTCCATTCATCAATAAATATGAAGGGTTCTCTGTATTTTGTGATTGTGATTTTTTATTCCAAGCGGATATTATGGACCTCGTTCTGTCTGTAGATCCAAAGAAAGCCGTCAGTGTTGTAAAGCATCCCTCATACAGACCGCGTACAGAGATTAAAATGGATGGCATTGTACAACACACAATGGAGAAGAAGAATTGGGCAAGCTTGATTGTGTTTAATAACGCGCACCCAAGAAATAAATTTTTGACGCCGGAATATGTAAATACACGAGTGCCTGGTAGATTGATGCATCAGTTCGAATGGCTGCTGCCTTTTGAAATAGGATCAATTCCGTTAAACTGGAATACGCTTGATAATTATTACCACCTAGATAATCCCAAGGCCATTCATTATACTGATGGTGGCCCATGGTTCGATAACTACAAAAAAACTATGTACTCTGCCGAATGGTGGAGCGAATATTATGACTATACAAACGCTACGGGACAGCAACGAACTCTATCGCCAGACACATGAGGCGCGCCCAGATTTTTTCAAAGGGTACTCTATTAGAGATCATACCAGCACTATAGGGAATTTGATTAGACATTCAAATATAAAAACAGTTATAGATTATGGGTGTGGTCAAGCCGGCGCATGGAAACAATATAATTTAAAATCGCTGTGGAGACTGGAAGAAGTTTGTTTGTATGATCCGGGTGTTGAAAAGTATGGTGTTAAGCCAATATATGAACGAGATCTTGTTGTGTGTGTTGATGTTATGGAGCATATACCAGAACATTTAGTGGATCAAGTATTATTGGATGTATGTTCTTTGGCAAAAAAAGTTGTATTTTTTAGTATATCTACTCGCCCATCAACAAAAAAGTTAATTAATGGCGTCAATGCTCACTTAACAGTTAAACCACGTGAATGGTGGCAACAAAAAATTAATTATCTTGATAAGTTTGTTATAACAAAATATGAACCATGATATCGGTTAATATTACTTATTATAATGAACCGCACTTACTATTATGGTGGTATAAAACATTTAGGACATTGTATAAGCAAGGTGTGGATGTTGAATTAAACATAGCTGATGATGGTTCGTTAAAACAACCCGCGGAGTCTTTTTTTGATAAAAACGTACCTATGCCTAATATGCGTTTGTTTCGTGTATTAGAAGACATAGGATTTAACTCTCACGGCGCCCGTAACCTTCTTATGAAGCAAACACGTACAGAGTGGAATATGCTTTCTGATATTGATAGAAAATATCCAGAAAACACTCTTAATGATATTATTGCAAAGGAGTTAACCGGTAAGCTTGAAAGAGGTGTATATTATCCTTTTTGTGATATAAAACAAGGTCGTAACAAAATATCCTTAAATGAGTATATTATTTCAAAGGCTGATTTTTGGAAGACGGGTGGATATGATGAGGAGTTTGTTAATGTACATTGGGGCGATCGGTTGTTTCTCGATTGTGTTTCTCGTATTACGCGCAAATCTATTATATCTGATTGGAGGGTTGAATATGTACGCGGAGCAAGGAACATAACATACACGAAAGATATTAATACGACGCAATATCCCGATGATTATACGCTAATACATCCCGAACACCATTGGGCAATACCTGAAGCCCGCGACGCTCTTATAGAAATGGTCAAAGAACGTAACAAAAATCCTGAAGCTCGAATGGCCAAAAAAGTCATAAATTTTGAGTGGAAGCAAGTGTTTTAGTTGACATCCTGACGTTTTTGTGGTATAATAGACCTTTAATTAGGAGAAACTATGTCCAATCAACGTATTGCAAAGATGAAACCGGCTTCGTTTGTTAACCACGACGATCCGTCTATTCGCATTTCCACATTGATTAAATTCATGGAAACTGCTCAGAAAGCTTTGGAAGCTAGGGATCTGGAGGATGAAGCGTTCCGTTTCGAGTGTCTAGCACAGTATCTAAAGGATGATTACAAGTTAGGTACACCTCTTGTCTTTAGTGGGATGGCGATTGGGATGTAACTAAATAGGGATATGAAAATAAATCTATCCCCTGAAGCGTATGAGATTCAAATTGGTAAAGACATCGGTGCATTATCCGGTGTTGAAGCTACGCGTCCACCAGCCAGCGTTAAATATAGTGATGTTGTAATAACAGGTTACCGTGGTAAAAAGCTATCTACAAAAGTATGGGTTGAGGTAAAAAAAAACCATACCGATAATTTGGGAAATACAAGGGTTGCATATAGCGGTAAAACAAAAAAATGGAGTGCGTCAAACCAAGGACCGTTGGCAAAGTTTTGCGTAGACATGTTGAATAAGTCGCCCGAAGTTAAAAAAATTATTAAAGATATAGGAAAATTTGCCAACATTGATAATCCATCACTCCCAACAACAAAAGGTGGGTTGAAAGAACTAGATGCTGTATCACTTAAAACAATGAAAGCATACTTTGCCACAAAAAAAGATCAATATATTTTTACAAAAGAAAATGTTGATTTGGGTAAATTAGTAACAGCTCATTATAATTCGGGAAAAGCTGAACCAGTGCATTATATGCAAGCTGCCGATGATTTTTATAGATTGGGTAGTGATGATCCTCTTGATCTTGGAAACGATGTACCGCTTTTAGTTGGAATAGGTTCTTTTAAAATGCGTGTTAGCTTACGCTCCGAATATTATGAAATCCAACCCGAAGTAAAAATTACAGACATGGAAGATAGCAAGTACAGTGCATACTCTGCTTCAGCAAAGCTAAACCCTTTTACTAAAAAGAAAAATAGATGATAAATTTTCAATCCTTTCTAGCAGAAGCTGCAGGCAACAAGCTGCAGCAAGATAAGCTCAAGCACTTAGAGCATCCTGAAGATCATCCGTTACATGCTGGTGCAGAGGGATATCAACATGCTGTTAATACACTTCATGCTACCAACCAAGCAATGCAAGGTAAGCCAAGCAATGCACATATTACATCAAAGTGGGATGGTTCTCCTTCCATTGTGTTTGGTCACCACCCACAAACAAACAAGTTCTTTGTTGCATCAAAGTCCGCATTCAACAAAGATCCAAAGCTAAACTACACTAACGAAGATATTCAAAAGAACCATGGTCATGCACCTGGTCTTGTTGAAAAGCTAAAGCATTCATTGCAGCACCTACCAAAGGTAGCGCCTGAGAAGGGCGTGTACCAAGGCGACCTAATGTATTCTGGTAAAGATAAAACGAGTAAAGGTGATGAGACTCATTTTAAGCCAAACACAATTACATATGGAGTAAAGAAGGGTTCGCCAGAAGGACGTAAGGTTGCTGCTTCAAAACTTGGTGTTGTTGTTCATACACAATACAAAGGCAAAGACTTAGAGTCGATGAAGGCTAGTTTTAAGCCTGATACAAATAACTTCAAACAACATTCAGACGTAAATGTAATCTCACACGATGTAGATGCATCAAAGAGCCACCATACACCACAAGATCAAAAAGAGTTTGAGCACCATATGAGTGAGGCTGAGAAAGCACATCAAGAACTTGTAAAGAAAAAAGGATATGCGGCTCTTGAGCGTCATGGTGAAGCAATGAAGACGCATGTCAACGCTAAGATCAGAACAGGTGAAGCTCCTTCATATGAGGGATACAAACAGCATCAGACAGAAAAAGCAAACAAGGATATTGAAAAGCTCAAGTCGGAAAAAGGCAAGGCTGCTCGCACAACAGCGCATAATATGGCTATGAAGCAGATGGACCAAGATAAGCCGCATATTGAAAATGCTTTTAAATTACATCATCATTTACAAGCAGCGAAGAATGTTCTTGCTCGTGGATTGAGCAGTGCGCATAGCGACTACTCAACGTACCTACCTGATAGCAATGGTGAGCTCAAGAAATCTGCTGGTGAAGGCCATGTCGTTACTATCAACGGTATGCCATCTAAGATTGTTAACCGTCAAGAGTTTGCAAGAGCTAACTTTAATCAAGGCTCACAACAAGCAAAGAAAAAAGAAGCAATTAAAGAAGCGGTTGAAGAGAAGCACCACACTCTTGCGTTTGGCCGTATGAACCCAATTACATCTGGTCACGAAACTGTTGTTAAGAAAATAAAAGATACAGCAAAAGAGCATGGCGGTGGCCACACACTTGTTGTGTCACACTCACAAGATGCTAAGAAAAATCCGTTATCTGCCGAACAAAAGGTCAAACATGCCAAGCGTGCATTTCCGGGTACCACTGTAATAGCAGCAAGCAGCACACATCCTACAATTCTTCACCACGCAACAGAGTTGCATAAGCAGGGTGTAACACATCTACACGTTGTTGCTGGTTCTGATCGCCATAAGGAGATGCATGAGTTGTTGCATAAGTATAACAATAAGACATCAGCACACGGACATTACAACTTCAGAAAGATTGCTGTACACTCATCAGGTGAACGTGATCCCGATGCTGAAGGCACGATAGGGATGTCTGCAAGTAAGATGAGAGCACATGCTGCTGCTGGTAACGAGGCTGAATTCCACAAAGGTGCACCATCAAGTATGAGTACAGCACATAAGACAGCAATGTACAAAGATGTACGTAAGGGAATGGGCGCAAAGTAGATTTTATAAATAGACCACGAGTTAGGCTATGGTAAACCTCAGAGGTACTTAATGGACAAATTTAAAGATCAAGATTCGATGTTGCCCGCTGCAACAAACGATAAAAAGAAAGCTGTAGTGGTAAAAACTGGTGGTAAGACACAAGTTATTATTAACCCACCAGAAAAAGTAGACCCACAACGTGGCTACCAAGAACGTTTCAAGCACGCACTAGAGAAGCATTCTGTTATCATTGAAAAGAAAACAGAGCTCGTTCTCCAATCAAAAGCTGCACGTGCAGACATTCCACAAGAAACACTTGAGCAAGTATTCAAGCGTGGATACAAAACTCTTCCTCTAAACACAGAATTAACACGTGAGCAATATGCTATGAATCGTGTTAATTCTTTCGTTGCCGGTGGCGCAGCAATGGTTGAGGATTGTGACCTACTTCCTATTGTTGAACGTGTACATGCCACTTTTGGTATGAAGGGAACGGGTGGTGCTGCTCGTCCACACATCAAACGTGAAAAGAGTGTTTACAACGGCAAGACACTATTCCACGTTGTTGATGCAAAAGGCCACATTAAACATTCAACAAACGATGAATTCGAAGCAAAGAAACATTTAGCTACAAAATACAATTCATATATGGAAGGCACATTAAGTCCTATGAAACGTTTTGAAGGTACAAAGAGTCTTGTTAAAACATACAAAGACGACACTCCTGGTGAAGGTAAGAAGGATGTGGCGGAAGGTAACATGCCCCAGTCAGTTATCAAAAGCAAACAAAAATATGCTGACATGTCTGACCAAGAATTTCACGCCGCACACCAAAACAAATCTGAAGAAGAACTAAAATCTATGGCATGGCGTCATGGTTACGGCAAGGGCAGCTCACATTATGTTGCTAAACATAAAAAAGGTCAGTCTACTATGGCAGAAGCAAAAGACCCAAGCGAGTATGATAAAGAAGGCGAGATGGCTAAGGGTCAGTTGCGTACAATTATAGCTAACGCACAAAGAGCACATGATATGCTCGAAGATGATACAAACATGGCTGAGTGGGTACAGAGTAAAATTACTCTTGCGTCTGATTACATTAGTACAGTTGCTGATTATATTCAAAGCGAATTAAAAGAAGGTAAGATGTCTGATTTGGATATTGATATGCAGACAATGAAAGACAAAGATTTTGAAACCCATTATGGTAAACCTAAGCGCGAATACAAACCAAAGCTAAAAGGCAATCAAGGAAGATTAGATAAGAATAACAGTGGCCATCTTGATAAAGAAGACTTCAGATTGTTAAGGCAAGAAGAAATTGAAGGGGTAGAGGAGGCACATATTGCTTCACCATTAAATGCTGCTAATGCTAATGCTGAGTATAAACGTCAACCCTCTAACACACTTAAAGTTGATGTTAAGCATCTTGGTGGAGTATCAAACCATAAAGCTATTAAACAACACCTTGTATCAAAAGGTATTACTGCTGGAGTAGGTTCTAGTGACAATTACCATACAGTTCACCTTTCTAACATTAACCATAGCCACGGTGAGGTAAAGCAAAAACTTGGTATTAAAGAAGAAGTAAAAAAAGGTTTGTATTACTACGTAAACAGACGTAAAAAGCTTAGTATAAGCCGTGACAAAGATCATCCAAAAGCACCGGAACCACAGGACTGGGTTAATGCTGCAAAGACAGCTAAAGAAGAAGTTGATTTGTCTGAGTTAAACAAAGATACATTACACTCATACTTTAATAAAGCTGATAAACAGATCGATGCTAAACATAAAGTACTTGGCCCTCAGATTAAAGCTGGGGATACAAAGGCTGCTAACAAAACATCTGCTATCATTGGTAAACGTATGACTGGTATGGATCGTGCCGAGACAAGGCTGAATAAAGAAGAAGTAAGTCTATCCGAACTCTCCAATGCCGTTCTTGCTCGCTACAAATCAAAAGCTGGTGAGCAAGCATCTGCTGCTGACAAGGCTGGTGACTTCAAGAAAGGCAACAAGCGCTTTTCTGGTATTATTAAAGCAACAAACAAACAATTTGATAACGATATGCGTAAAGAAGAAAAAGTTGTTTCGGGTGGATATCGTGATAGCACGGGTAAGATGCACTCGCCTGTAACTGGTTCTGGTGTAGCAAAGTCTAACGCTGATAAACAAAAACAAATTGCTGATGTTTTAAAAGCACATAGGGAGCGTAAATAAAATGGTATCGTTTAAAGCATTCCTAAACGAAACACCAGCATGGACAAGAAAAGCTGGTAAGAATCCTGCTGGTGGTTTAAACAGCAAAGGGATTGCTTCGTACCGCGCCGCAAATCCTGGATCAAAGCTTTCGATGGCTGTTACAACACCACCATCTAAATTAAAAGCTGGAAGCAAAGCTGCAAACCGTCGCAAGTCGTTTTGTGCTCGTATGGGTGGTATGGAAGGCCCAATGAAGAAACCAAATGGCGAACCATCAAGAAAAGCTCTTGCATTGAGAAAGTGGAATTGTTAATATGGATGAACTAATTCAAGCTATGAAGGTTGTGCTTGCCGATACGGTGACGTTTGGTATGAGGGCACACCAATATCATTGGAACGTAGAAGGATCTGATTTCTATCAATACCACAAATTCTTTGAAGAGATTTACCAAGAAGCTGAAGGTGCCGTTGATGGTATTGGTGAACAAATTCGTCAATTAGATGCGTATGCACCTCTAAGCCCAAAACGTATTGGTGAGCTGACAAACCTACAAGACACAGACGTATCACCAAATGCAAAAACAATGGTTCGCAATCTTTATAATGATAATAATATTATTTTACAAACACTAATGAATGCATATAGATTGGCTGAGCAATTTAATGAAATTGGTCTATCCAACTTTCTACAAGACCGTACAATGGCACATAAGCAACATTTGTTCTTCTTACGTGCTACACTAAAAGGTGAAGAGCAATGAAATATAAATCATTGGAAAGCATAATTCGTGGTGGAATGACAACCGAATCAGCTTCGCAGTATAAGAGTCTTAATAACGCTATACGTTCGATCTATAATCGCCAAGTAACACCAGAGCAGAAAACAGATCAACAGCCTAGCGATGAGGAGCTAGCTGTTATTCAGAACAGAAAAATTCAAGTACAACGTAAAATTATAGATAACGCATAAGGAGCACAAGAAATGATCAAGGACCTATCGGCAAAACTTATAGCAGCTGTTACAGAGATTAACCAACAGTCTCGTAAGTCATTTGCTACAGAGCAACAAGATATTGCAACAAAGAAAGCAGCATCTGCAAAGATGCATACATTTATGCCAAAGCAGCCAGCTCCAAAAGCTGATCCTGCTGCTGTATCAAATGCAAAGAAGATGGCAGAAGGGGCAGAAGGCACCGTGCCAAAGACACCTCGTGAAAAAGAACTTGCTGCTAAAGCTGGTAATAAGAAAGTAATTACACATGCCGATGTAATGGTAGCTCGTGGTGTTCAAAGAGAAGAAGTTAATATACAAGAAGAACCATTTGAAACAGACGGTCCTTTTAAAAATCGTAGCGCAGTATACAGATCAAAGAATGTTAAGACCGGCGCTACGATTCAGCATACTGGAAGCTTGAAACAGCAAATCAAAAGCACGTTAGGTAAACACACAAAGCCAAACCTTCCTGGTGCAAATAGAACCAATGAAGAAGTTGAGCAAGCCGACGAAGCTACTGCTCTTGAGAGAATGCGCGGTGTAGGAGGCATCAGAGCTGCTCAAAACCTACCAATGGGTCATGCAGGCAAAGTAACAATGAAGCATGTCGATGCTAGCAATGCTTCTCCTCACGTAAAAGCCGCTATTAGAAAAGCTGCACCTGATATTAAATCTTATGGTGATCGTGCTGCTGCACTTAATGCTGCTGGTATCAAACGTGAAGAAGTTGAAACATTAGACGAGTTGTCGGTTAATACTTTAAATAGAGTGCACCGTGCTGCAGTAGGATCTGCTAACGATGCGAGTCGCGAAGGCGATGAAGCAAAAGCTGAAAAGAGATATAATCTTGCAGGTAAAGCAAGTAATAAAGCTGAATTAAAAAATAGAGCAGCAGGATTAAAACCATCTGGTCAGCATACAACGGAGGAAGTTGAA